CCGCCTGATCTGGGAAGTGCTGACCAGCCAGCGCACGGCTTGCGTCCTTGTCGCCCGACAGCCCAAAGGGCTTCTTCCAGATTGCAGGTGCCACCTCAAACGTCGGCACGCCAGCGTAGAACAGGCAGGCCTTCATCTCGCCGTAGGCCTGCGCGATCTTGGCTACGTTGGCTGTTCCTATGGCCCTTGGGAAAAAAGGCTTTTCGATCCAAGCGCACCGCACGCTGCCGATGTCCGACAGGATGGCACGCTTTTCCTCGATGGTGCCTGGCATGTCGTAGACGCGCACGCTCATGTCGTCAGCGTCCATGACGGCGATGGCGCCCGTCTTGCCAGGGTCGATCCCGATGTAGAGGGCCATCACTCGCCCGATCCGATCTCGCCCGCCAGCGCAGAGTAGCCTGCGGCGTCGATGGCGTTGTCAGCGTGCATGGGGTTAGACTTGGCGCGGGCCAGCTTCAGCAGGGTCATCATCACGGCCACGTCGTGAGCCTTGATGTTCCGCCCGAGGTGCGCCGACCAGTAAGCCGCGATCAGGCCGAAGTTGGCCTCGGCGCTGCCGTGCGTGTTGGCGCGGTCAACGGTGATGTATGCCTTGGCGGTGTCCAAGATTTCGGCTCGGTTCATTTGGACACCCACTCCTGTTCAAACCGCAGATCCTCAATCCCGGTGATGTCGGCCAGGCGGTGGCGGTAGACTGCCGACGGCACCACGCGGCCTGTCATCCAGCGGGAAAGGCTGGACGATGCCACTGGAACTTTTCTTGCAAGCCAGCCCAGCTTGCGCCCGTCTTGCGCGCACCATAGCCGGATTTGTGTTTGAGCCATCATTTGGCGTTCTCCCTTGTTTCGGTCCTATACGCTTACGGCGCAAAAAAAGATGCGTCAAGCGTATTTTTTTGCTTGCACGCGGTGCGGCAGGCTGTATGGTTGTCCTACGAACTAGCAAACAAGGAAACGAGCAAATGATGACCATCGACGAAATCAAGACTGAGTTGGCTCGCCTGAACGGCAAGCAGCGCGCCGCCCTGCGCGCTCGTTTTTACGGGAAGGGAATCACATACCTGCGCTGCCGTGGGTTCCTTGGCCGGATCGATGGTGTGCATGTGATGTTCGAGAGCGGCGTGCATTACGACGTTTGGATCGGCCCGCGCGGCGCACTCAAGAGCGTCGAGTGCTGCGGACGTTTCGTGGCGTCAAATGCTGCGGAAGCTTAGTAGCATGACCGACCTCGAACTCGAACTCAACAGGCTGGGCGTCATCGCCCGGCCAGAACCCCGCCCCCAGCCGGCGGCCTACGCGCCGCCCCAGTGGAAACCAACTTACCCCGGCGAAGAACCGCCGTTTTGATAGGAGAGCAACATGTCAGACCCAACCATCCTCATCACGCTGGAGCAGGCCGAAGCGGCTCTGGAGTGTATCGACCGCGACATCGAGCGCAACTACACCGACGACCACCCGAACTACCACGACACTGGCGAGATCATGTTTCTGCTGCGCCGCGCCGAACTGCGCCTGCGCTTGGCTTCTGCCATCAACGCCAACAAGGAGATCAAATAATGCGTATCCGTGACATTGCCGCCGACCTGATCGGCATCCTGTGCATCTTCGGCCTGCTCTACGCGGGCTTCCTCGTCGGCTTCGGGATGGGGTGGTGAGATGGCTGTCAGACTAGGAGCCAACGACACACACATCGTGCTGACCGCGCTGTGGGATTACCGCGAGACGTTGACCAACGACATCGCGCCCAACCCGCCGCATATACAGGCCAGAATTGCCAGCGTTGACCGCCTGATCGCGTCGTACATGAAATCGTACTGCGCGCTGGATCGGCTGGGGTTGATGTGATGAGCAAGCAAGATTTACTGTCCTACATCGAACTGCGGCAGAGCCAGATCAACGATCTAGAAAAGCGATACGGCACTGGCGTCAGGCCGTCATGGGTCGGCGAAGAGATTATGATCCTCATACACTATCAACGTGACGCAGAAGACCAACTCAAAGCAATGGAAGCCAACAATGCAGCCGACTGAACTGATCGTAACCAACCGCCTCCAGACAGGCACCACCTTCGCCGTGCTATCCAGCGACATGACGCAGAACGTGTTCATCCCGTCCAAGCTGGCGCTTGATGCCAGCCTGCGCCCCGGCCAGAAGATCTTGGCGCAGATCGTCCCGAACATAAGCCAGCCGGAGAAGACGCCGTGGCTGGCGATCTCGCTGGAAGATGCAAAGCCGCTGTCCACACGGACGCTGGCTGCTCGGATCAAGGAAGAGTTGGCTGGCGGGGCAGCTACGACTTACGAACTGGCATCCATCCTTGGTGCCAGCTTCGATGATGTGTTGGCCGAGTTGATCGAAATGCGCCTGCCCAGCACAAACCTGTGGGCTTTGGACATGCACGAACTGACGGAGGTGCAGGCATGATGTTCTGGCGCAAGAGAGAGGCGGTCATGCCGCACCGCGACGTGCAGGCAGAGGCGGCACTGGGGATCAGCAATGCAGCGCAGGTGCTGCCAGCAGGGCGGTTCATGGCACTCGTTTACTGGGCCATCGTGGAGAACCGCCAGATCAGCACCGAGGCAATAGACGATCTGGCCAATCGCCTGTCGCGGGCAGCTTGGGAACGGGGGCGGAAATGAAAGACTTTTGGTACAACATCCTTCCATTCGCAGGAATTGCCGCAGGCGTATTTCTGATCTTTTGGTTTGGACAGCTCATGATGGACGACATGGATAAAAACCAAATCCGCTACGAGCAGTGTATCGCCGCCGATAAGCAATGGATTGGGGGGAGTTGCGTGAAATGATCGACGAAGAACTGGTGAAGCGGCTGCTGGATTTTGACAAGGTGACAGTTGGGGATGCCCGCGATGCCGCACTCCGTATCATCAGGGATCGCCAGTACTATCGTATGGGTCCGGGTATAACTGCACAGGTGATCGCCCGCGCCACGCTGGCCGAGATTGAGGGAGAGAAGGGATGAGCAGTCTAAAACTATACAGAACGACCAAAGGCGAGATGGAGCGAATCTTGTGCGACATCACCTATCCGCATCCTGTCTACTTCGACCGACCTTCTAAGCGGCTTGCAAAGCATGATCTCAAGGTAATGTTGCACGAGCGGGCAGAGGAGGCCAAACGCATCATTGATATGATGGAGCGTATGGCTGAAGCCAATGTCGAGAACGCGAGGCTTCGAGACTACATCAACGCTTTGCATGACTTCCACAACGCATTTGGTTTTTTTACTGTGGAAGCGCCTGGCAAACCGCATCTTTGGGAAGTGTAAACAATGACCCGTGAAGTCAGCAACAGCCCCGGCGCGAGAGCGTTGAGGTTGGCGGGCTACGTCAAGCTGCCTGCGTGGTGGGTGACTGAGGATCAGCTTTCGCTGATCGAATATATGTGCCGAGGCAATCTCAAAGAAATCAACCGCATTAAAAGCGAGGGAGAGGCTTGCCAGCCACGGTGGCAATCAGATAGTTAATGAAGGTGAGGGGCGCAACACACGGCTTTGTGTTGGTCGAAGATCAGACTGCGCTACGGCTTATCATCCACCATCGCGCCCCTCACGACATCACGCTTTGAGCCAGCCATAGATCTTCTGGGTCTCTTTCTTGCGGTGATCCAATCCAATGTAACCACCATTCACACGCTTGGTGATTTGCTTGATGGTATCCTCGCTCACGCCCTTGTCAGCAATGGCAAACAGTCCGTTCTTCTCGAAGAACCACATAGCCGTTTCCATTGCATAGTCAGTCTCGACCAGCGAAGGGTTCTCCATGACATCAGGCACACGCATGTCAGAAGCAAAGGATCGGTAGTTGTCCTTGCCCGTCAATTGCAAGAAGCCGCGACCAATCCAGATGTGGCCTTCGCCTTCTGCGTTGCCCATGCGCCCAGAGTAAACCTTGTCAGCCAGCGCCTTGGGGTTACGAGCAAAAGGTGCAGCCTCGGCCACGCTTTTAAACCGCGACGGCCAGACCTTGCACATGGTTTCAGCAGAATAATTGAGGTTCTCACGGGTCAGCTTGAAGCCTCCGCTCTCATGGCTGGCTTGCCCCAACAGATGAGCGCCACGCTCAGGAGAAAGCTTGTAGTGCTTGGCAATAGCCCGTGCTGTGTTCGGGCCAAAGGCACCATCAGCAGCAACTCCACACTTCTCTTGCAGTTTCTTCATTGCATCAGACATTGCGCTTGCCCACCTTCTTTTTAATCACAGCCTTAAGGACTTCTTCTTTTGCCATGTCCTTACCCATGCCGCCAAGCAGATCGCCCACGTTGCCAGTGGCCGCAATCTTAATGGCGTTCTCTACTGGGTCAGGCAAGTTTACCTTATCCAGCACAGCGTCCACAGCTTTCTCTTTGAGCTTGCGCCCCATAAACATTCCGATCATGCGTCCGATCATTCTGTGTATTCCTGTGTTGGCGGCTCGTCGTCGCCGCGCTTGTTTCGACTATTGCCCGCAGCTAGTACGCCAGACAAAGCGCCTACTAGAAACGAAGTGATTGGCGTGAGGATTGAGAATAGCGCCCTATCGTTTTCACTGCTCTCGCCAAGAGGCTGGGTCACAAACACCAGCGAGTAAAGGATGATGAAGATGCTGCCGCCCAGGATCATGGTCAGCGACACGCCGATGAAGTAGCGCAGCTTGGCTTCGAGAAAGTCAGGATCGTTTTTGCTCATTGCGAGGCTCCCGTTAGATCAGTCGCACAGTTCCTAGTGCGAAGGCAAATAGGCGGCTGACATTCCAAGGCAGACCAGTTGACTGGGTCTTGGCAGGGGT